AATAAACCAAATGCAGACATCACAATTTATAGGGCAGTACCAAAAGATGTTGGAAATATAAACAAAGGAGATTTTGTTACCTTAAGTCCAAAATATGCAGAGTTACATGCGTCTTCTGGTTATGGTCTTAGGGGTGATGAGGCTGGTAAAGTTATAAAACAAAAAGTAAAAGTCAAAGATTTAATATGGGATGCAAACGATGTTAATGAGTTTGGATATTTTCCACAAGGAAAATTATAATGGCAATAACATACAGAGGAGAAAGATTTGCGGGTTACAATAAACCTAAACGCACACCTGGTCATAAAACAAAATCACACGCTGTTCTAGCAAAAGTTGGTAGCACTATTAAATTAATTCGCTTTGGTCAACAAGGCGTTAGCGGTGCTGGTAAAAACCCAAAGTCTGCTAAAGATAAAGCTAGAAAAGAATCATTTAAAGCAAGACACGCTAAGAATATCGCAAGAGGTAAGTTGTCACCAGCTTACTGGGCTAATAAAGTAAAATGGTAAGGAGATAAATATGCCAAGAGGACTATACGCAAACATACATGCAAAAAGAAAAAGAATCAAAGCTGGTTCTAACGAGAAAATGAGAAAGCCTGGAACTAAAGGCGCACCTACAGCTAAAGCTTTTAAGAAAGCAAAAAAGACAGCTAAGAAAAGAAAGTGAAGTTTATAAGTTATCTTATAGACAGATTTTTAGAACGGTCATTCCAAAAAACAGAAGACAGATTAACACAATCTAAATGAACGACATTGTTACCTTAATAACCGAGTTAGGTTTTCCTGTAGCTGCGGCTATAGGTTTAGGTATGTTCGTATGGAAACTTATAAACAGAATCATAGATGGTATGGAAACTAAATTAGATACCGTAGATGAAAAAGTCAATACATCACTTACAGCTATGGAAGATAGACTAGGCACAAAACTAGACACACAACATGGTATTCTTGTAGCATTGATAGATAGAGTTAGGTCGTTAGATAATGAAATTATCAGACAAGACACTATGATAAAAACCATGCTTGGTGTACCACAATTAATAGACACCAACAAAATAGCAAAAGCAAAAAGAGATGACAAAAGGAAAGATTAGTTTATTGGTATTATGTTGTTTATCTGTATCAGCGGATCAAATAGTTCATAAGTTTAAATCACCTAGCTTTAATGGCGTTGGCACATCAAGTCATTATTTGACTATAGAAAACCAAGAGTTTTCTCGTAAGCTTACTATCAAAGAAGAAATAAAAGCATTACAAGAAGAAATAGAAAGAGAAAAAGAAAACTCTACATTGGCTAGATTCATGCGTAATCTTGAGTCAAGAGTATATGCTGAATTATCAAGACAATTGGTTAATAACCTCTTTGGTGAAACACCATCTGATTCGGGTATAATTGAACTAGAAGGAAACATCATTGAATATACAAGTGATGGTGTAACACTAACCCTTAAAATTACAGAAGCAGATGGCACAGTTACAGAAATTACAATACCTATTGGTACTTTTACTTTCTAGTTGTTCAATTTTTGACCAGTATGAAGATACATACGACCAAAGAAGACAAACTGATATAGTAAGGATTCAAGACTTACAATCCCCTAAATTAAAAAATGTACAACTACCACAGGTAAGCCCAGTAGTAGCTGTATATCCAACAGCATTTACAGATCAAACTGGACAGAGAAAAAGCAATAGTGAATTTGCTTTGTTTAGTACAGCAATCACTCAGCAACCAAATGCGCTACTCATAAGAGCGCTGAAACACGCAGGAGATGGTAAGTTTTTTAGAGTAGTAGAAAGAGTTGGTTTAGATAATCTTACCAAGGAACGCCAATTAATAAGATCAGCAAGAGAACAAACAGCCACAGATGAAGAAAAGAAAAAAGCACTTAGACCATTATTATTTGCTGGTATTTTGATTGAAGGAGCTGTCATATCTTATGAGGCTAACTTAGAGTCTGGAGGTGTCGGAGCTAGATATCTTGGAGTTGGCAATAGCGTACAATATAGAGAAGACAATATCACTGTTAGTTTGCGTATGGTTTCTGTAGCAACAGGAGAGGTTTTGCTAGAAGTGTTAAGTCAAAAAACTATATTTTCTTATGGAAAATCAGAAGATGTATTTAGGTTTATAGAGTCTGGTACTGAGCTTGTAGAGATAGAATTAGGCAACGCTAGAAATGAATCATCAACTATAGCACTAATGAAAGCTATTGAGGGTGGCGTGCTAGAGATAGTAAATCTTGGTTATGAGAAAGGTTTTTGGATTTTACAAAATGAAGGCGTAGGAGTAAAATTAGACAATGAAGAATAAGTTAATCAGCATGTTTGCTATCTTATCTATAACAGGATTTGCAGCAGACAACGAAATTTATGTAGACCAGTCTGGTACAGGAGCTAATATAGATCTTGAACAGTTAGGTATATCTAATATTATAGGCGGTTTATTAAGCGCACCTGGTAGTGTAAAACCATTGGATTTAGATGGTAACAGTATGACACTAGACATTAATATGATTGGTGCTACTAATAAATTTCTTGGTGATATATACGCTGATAACTTTACAGGTTTTTATGAATTTACTGGTGGCACTAATGCTTTTACTATCCAAGTAGATCCAACAAATACCTACAGTTCAGATGGCTCTAATCAAAACGTAAAGGTTACTGGTAGTGGCAACACATTTACCCTAAATCAAGGCACAACAGCAATTGCTGCATCACTTGATTTAGATTGGATTATTCAAGGTTCTAATAACACAGTAACATCTAATATTAATATTGATGGTGCTACTAACTATATGGATATAGACGGTTCTGATAATACAGTTACCTATACAGGTACTGGTGTTACAAAATCAGCAGGTGGATATTTTTACCTAGACCATACAGGTGGCTCAAGAACATTCAACATAAAACAATTGAGTACCCAAGATAATGACTGGCTTAAAATTATATCGGTTGGTGGCACTGCTTCTTCTACTGTTTGCGTCATTCAAAACGACCAAGGTACAAGCACAAGCTGCTGATATTGGAGATATATCTGAGCTAAATGGTTCAGCCCAAATAGTAAGGGATAAATCCCTAAACGCTAAATTAAAACTTGGCATACAAAGCAATGATGAAGCTATAACTAAAGATGGCCGTATGGCTATTACCTTCTTAGATGATTCTGTCGTAAAACTAACTGAACACTCACAACTTTTGATAGATGAATATATCTATGATCCTGATCCCAGTAAATCTAAAATGGCTATCACCTTTGGTCTTGGTACAGCAAGATTTATTACTGGTAATCTAAACCGAATAGATAAACAAAACATACAATTAAAAACACCAACAGCAAACATAGCAATAAGAGGCACAGACTTTACAGCCACAGTAGATGAATTAGGACGCAGTTTAATAATACTGTTACCAAATAAATATGGTTTATCTAGTGGAGAGATAGAAGTAGTTACTGCTATGGGTACTGTTTTATTGAATAAACCTTACGAAGCTACCACAGTTAGTGTGTTTGAATCTGTACCAACCAAGCCAGTTATATTAGATTTATCATTAGATCTTATAGACAATATGCTTATTGTTACGCCACCAAAAGAAGAAACTATTATAGAAGAAGAGGTTACAGACACACAGGCTGATAGCGTATTGGATTTTAATGATTTAGATATAGATTATTTAGCTGATGATTATTTGAAAGAAGATAGCTTAGAATTTACAGAGCTAGATATTAATTATCTTGATGTAAACTTCTTGGAAGATTTGCTCAATGTCCTAGACGCATTAGCTATAGCGGAAGAAGAAGATGTATTAGCACAAGCTACAAGTACACAGATAAGTGGAACTGCTATTGGTAAAGATCCAGATACACAAATCACAACTTTTATAACAGGAAATGTTGTTAGTCTACGAAGACAAATAAATGAAAATGTTAGGGTGGATTTGAATGGTAGTGATTCCTATACTGTTATTTTAATACAAGATGGTATATCAAATGTTATAAAAATAAATGGAGGTAGTGATAGTGTAATAAAGATTACACAGAGTGATTAATGAAACGACTACTATTCATCATACTTATAATACTAGTGTTGCCTTTGTTATATCAGTCAACGCCTACAGAAATATTAAAATTAAAGGTATTTGACTATTTAGTACCAAAGCAACAACCATCTGGTTACTTTACTATTTTAAATATTACAGAAGAAGATATTGCTAATGAAGGCGGTTGGCCATTACCAAGAAAAAGACTAGGAGAAATACACACAGATATTATAGCTAAAGGCGCTATAGGTGTTGGCTATGTTATTAGTTTCCCACAACCAGATCGTATGGGTGGTGATGCTTACTTAGCAGAGTCATTAAAGTATGGTACTTCTGTTTTGGCAATGTTTGAAAATCCTAATGGCAATTATCCACCAACAACAGGAACTGTCATACTTGGTGATGATATAGGTGGTATGACTACAGATGGTGTCATACAAAACATAAAGATATTAACAACTTATGCACAGGAAGGTATTGCAACTGCACCAACCGATGTAGATAACTTGGTAAGAAGAATACCATTATTGTTGAGAACACCAGATGGATATGTGCCTGCGTTTGGTACAGAAGTATTAAAAGCATTGGTAGATGCAAAAACCTATGTAATAAAAACAAATGATCTTGGTATAGAAGAAATTAGAGTCAAAGGATTGCCACCAGTCGCTACCGACAGTTTAGGTCGTAAGTGGATTAGTTGGGTAGACACACCACAAACCAATTTACAAGAAATGGATGTTGCTGGTAAGTTTGTATTTGTTGGTGTAACTGCTCCAGGTATCATGCCACAAATTGCAACTTCAGTTGGATTACTAGAGCCACACAAAATACAAGCAGCATTATCTGAGTCAATCTTGATAGTAAACTCACCAAGGATTCCTGACTGGCATTTATCAGCCGAAATTTTGATTTTTGGAATTTTTGTGTCGTTGACGTGGCTTGTAATTAATTATCTCAGTATAGTTAAGGGCATAAGTCTCGCTGTAATTTTACTCTTCACCACGGGCTTCTCAGGAGTTTTTAGCGTTCAGAAAGGCATTTTGTTAGATTTTTCATGGACTTTTATCTCTCAGATACTAATTTCTACAGTTGCTTTGTATTTAAGTTACAAAAAACAATATAAATTACGCCAACAGATAAAAAAACAGTTTGAGCATTACCTAGATCCGAGACAAGTTAAACAATTACAAAAGAATCCAGAGTTATTAAAACTTGGCGGTGAGAAAAAAGAAGCAACATTTTTATTTACAGATGTCAGAGGTTTTACAAACTTAAGTGAAAAGTTAGAACCAGAAGAAGTTACTAATATTATGAATAAGGTATTAACTGCACAGGTGCGTTGCATACAAGCACATGGAGGTATGGTAGATAAATTTATAGGTGATGCAGCTATGGCAATATTCTCAGCACCATTAGATTTAGACAACCATCAAGATAGAGCTATAGCATGTGCGCAAGATATAAAAACATCTATACAACAATTACAACAAGAATTATCAGAACCCATAGCTATAGGCATAGGTGTAAATACAGGAACTGCTGTTATTGGTAATATGGGTAGCGATACTAGGTTTGATTATTCTGCTATTGGTGATTGTGTAAATACAGCTGCGAGATTAGAGTCAGCAACCAAAGAAGTGGGTGTTGATATACTAATTGGTGAATCTACTGCAAATAAATCTAAAATTAAGTTAAAATTATTAAAACCAATAAAAGTTAAAGGTAAAGAAAAACCTTTAATTATTTATACAACATAGGAGTAATTATGCCAAGAGGTAAAGGAACATACGGATCTAAAGTAGGTAGACCACCTAAAAAGAAAAAAGTAAAAAAAACTAAAAAGTGAAACCATCATCTGCAAAAGC